CCGCGCCGCAAACGTGATGCCATCGAGCTGTTTCAACCCACCGATCACACGCTTGGCCCGCGCCGCCTCGCTCAGATCCTCAGGTTTTAGCCCAAGGGCGCTGTCGATCATTGCCCGGAAGACGCTTTTCGAGATGTTCCAGCCCTTCGACTGGCCCTTTTCGTCCAACTTTCCGCCCGCCACGGTGAAGTTTTGCCAGAACTTACGCCGAGCATAGGGCCCTTCGGTCACGGTGAATTCACAGTCGAGCATTTTCGCGTCGCTGTGCGGCGAGGCTTTCAAGAGCCCCGCATCCATTTCACTGGCACCGTTGGCACCGCCGGGGCGAAGCTTCATCATCACCTTGGCAAAGGTGCCATCGGGGATCAGCTCACCCATCGGAGCCATTTGCGGACCAGCGTCGTTGAGATCAAAATTCATGGGATATGTCCTTTCCTGTTCAGACAGAGGTAGTGTTGGGGGTGATTGGGAGGATCGGTGCAGAACGACCGTCGATCTTGGCCAGCAGGGCTGCGAGGTCTGGCGGTTCGGTCATATCGAGACGGCCGGAGCGATCTTTCGCGGGCAGTCCCCAAGGGTTGCCGGATTGGCAGACAAGGCGGCGGTTGGTAGATTTCTCGTCCAGCGTCCAGGCCCCTTCGGCATCCTTGCTAAAAAGTTGCATGGAGAGAACTTGGTCGACAATGCCTGGCAGTTCGCGGCCCGCTTTGGTGCCCTCCATCTGCGGCACCCATGAAGACGTCCCAAATTCGTCGATGATTTTTTCCAGAACGCCCACGAAGATCACAGTTTTGCCGCGGGCATGCTGCAGATGCTTCAGCGCCTGAATGACCTCGCGGCCCAGAAGCCCGTAAGCACCGCGCACATCCGGTTTGCCAGTGCGATCCGAGAAGGCCTCAGGCTGCTGCTTGGCATAGGCCATGGCCTGTCGCGTCAGATCAGTGATGCTGTCCACGAAGATGATGGAACGGTCCTTCAGAAAGACTTCCAGCCCACTTTCGGCATATTCACGTTGCACATGGGCATGGTATTCGACCCCGTAATAGCTGCCCAGGTGTTGTGCCGGGTCCGGGCCACCGATCAGGATCACGAGATCCCGAAAATCGGGAAAGCTGCGGATCGGGATGCTTGGCCCGTGCCAGTCCTGCACGGATTTCATGCCAGCCTCGAGATCGAAGCACACCGCCTTGTCCGCGGGCAGCGTCTTGATCAGCGTGGTCTTGCCGACGCCGGGGGGGCCGAACACCGCCAGCGAGGTCTTGTTTTCTGAAGCGGACAATCGTTCGTCCGCAGTGATAATGCGCAATGACATGGCACTCTCCTTGTTATGGTTCAGGGATCAACAGCGGCGGGGGGTGACCGGGCGCCGAAGGGGAGCCTGCCCAGCCTTGCGGTCAGGGCGTCCCCGCCGCCGTATTCAGGGCGTGTTTACGGGCTCAAGCTTGAAGCTGGCTTTGCCGAAACCAACTGTGCGGGCGGGCTCGAACCCCTTGCGCCAAGCCTCAGGCAGCGCGCCGTATTTGCGCTCCGAGACGGTCAACTTGGTGTCGATGAACTCGGCCGGATCTTCGCCACTACCCGCGATGTTGGCTGCAATCTGCGCCAACTTTTCCTGGTCCCAGTCGACGCGTTTCGGCAGATCGGCCACGATGGTGTAATTACCATCTGCGAGGCGAACGGTGCCCGTATCCTTGCCACAGGCCCGGCGCGCCTCAGTGGCGCGGGTGGCGTAGCGCACTTCAAGAGCGGTGCTGAACCGCGCAGTGGCGGCCTTCAGCTGTCTGCTGGCGTGATCAAGTTCGCCTTGTAGCGCTGCCAGCAATTCGACCGGCATCTGCGCCAGTTCGCCGGTCGGCATGTTGAGCATGTCATCCACGCTCGGGGTGTTTTCTGGATAAGTCATGGGGGTTCCTTTCTGGGTGGAGGGATCAGGCGGCCACGGCGAGCTGCTTCACAGCGGCAGTTCGAACAGCGACCTTTTGCGGGCGGGCGATGGCGAGATAGGCAAACCGATCTGACCCAAGGCGTTCCTGCACGAGGTGGATGCGGCCAAGTTCGGAAAGCCGGTACGCTGCGTTGGCGGTGGCGCGCAGATCTTCAAGCGCGGGTTTTCCAAGCATCGAGACATTGGGTGTCGTGTCGACCACTAGAAAGCCGCGGTGATAAACGAGACGTGCCCCGGGCTCGGCCACATCGACCCAAGCCATCAGCGTGATTTCCGACACTGCTGCTTGCGTGACTGAAAGGCGGGCACTCATGCGGCGCACCGGATGACAGTCAGGGGCTGTTCAGAGTCCCCAGCCTCAATATGCCTTGCCTCAAAAGCTTGGATATCTGTCTGGCGATAGCGCACGTGCCGACCAATTCGCATGAACTGTGGCCCCCGGCCCTCGGCGCGCCAGCGTTCCAGTGTGCGCGGCGCAATATTCCAGCGCCGGGACAAGAGCTTCGTGCTCAGTAGGGTTTGGTCTTGATCCATGGCGGTCCTCATCGAGTTGATGAGAGCAACTTGCCAAACCCTTGGGTTGGAGGTCGTGGCATGAATGGTCGGTGCCAGAAATTAATTTTTGTAGGAAAATCAACTTACCGGAAAATTTCGGTCGGAGCTCCAACCCAACGCCAACCCTTCACCAACCGAGCTCCGACCGAACACCGACCGAATGGCTGTGACCAGCGCACGCCAAAAACGAATCACGATGTCCACAGACATAAAAAAGCCCGCTCGAAGCGGGCCTGCTTTGGAAGAATGTGCGAGATCAGGGACCAACGCGCATGGTCACGACCAAAGCGGGTTCCAGCATGTAGTACCCCCGGCGCCCCGAGACGGGATGCACGATATCGCGCCACCCCTTGCGACTGGAAAATAGATAGCTGAGCTTCAAAGCAGCCGATCCTGCGGCAGCCAAGATCTGCACACTGCGCTGTTCAGGGTCACCCGTAATGGCGCAAATGAACAAAAAGTTCAGAGCCCGCGCCTGCATGTCCGTGAACAGATGTTGCTTCCCATCAAGTTGGAACGACAAAAAACGATCATAATCATTGGCATGCGGAGTGCCGGCGACCATAATAGTCACCTCGAAAAGCTCGCGCGCTTCGGCCCGTACCAGCAAGGCCTCACGATAGACCACCCAGTCTGTGCCACCCTCTGATGTCGTTAAGACCCCGCCCTTCTGCACGAAAGAGATGACCGGACATGCTTGCTTGCGCAGCACGCGCATAGCGTCACGCCGCTCGAGATCCACCACACCCTCGAAGTCAGGATTGCACCGACCAGGTCGATCCTTCCGATCGGCCACAACGAAGGATCCATAGATGCGAACCGATAGGGTAAGCTGTCCCGTCTCCACAACGTAGCTAAGCTCCGACTCGGAGATGCCCCAGTCCGCCAGAACCTCCTGCAGGGTGAAATATTCTCTTGGAATCAACACTGGCGGCGCCCCCTTTGTTCATATATTGTTCCTACCTGTTTGACTGTCCGTTTTCAACAGAATACATATCCTATTTTGTCCACAAAGTGTCTGGGGATAACCATGATCGTCACGAATATCGCGCAGCGACTGAAAGCACGCGCTTTCCAGCTCGACATGACACCCGCGGCGCTGGCCGAGGCCTCAGGCCTTAACCGATCTTTTGTTTACGACATCATTCGCGGCAAGTCCGTGCGCCCAAGCCGCGGGAAGCTGCAGAAGGTCGCAGATGTTTTGAAGGTCGATGTAGAGTGGCTGATCGACGGCGATGGCACGGTCGAGGGCGAGGCCCCCAAAATCTATTCCCCTGACACGACGTTTGTTGGCATCTCCGGGGTTCAGGCGAAGGCTTCAGCTGGTGGTGGCACGATCGTGCATGCAGAGGATGAGCAAGCCAGCAAGCTCTATCATTTTCGTCTGTCCTGGATTGAAGACGAACTAGGGGCAAACCCGAAGAACCTGCGGATCCTGCGCGTGACCGGCGACAGCATGGTGCCCACCCTGCATGATGGCGATACGATCCTCGTCGATATGGAACGCAAGTCGCCCTATCCGCCGGGTCTCTTCGTGTTGCACGATGGCATGGGGCTGATGGCCAAACGGATCGAGCATATCCCCTCCAGTGACCCGCCACGCATTCGCGTCACCTCCGACAATCCCAACTATTCGCCCTACTCATGCCTCTTGGACGAGGTCAATATCGTTGGCCGGATTCGCTGGTACGGCCGCTGCGTTTGAGACGGCACACCGCCGCGAGCTGCCACAAACCGACATAGACCGCCAAGCTTATGATTTAGCTTGTTAACACTCCTTTCGGTCGTCTTTTTGGGATCAAACCTGGGGAGGCAATCAATGAAAATTGCGCGGTATGACAGGGCCTCGGGGCCAAATCCCATTAATCCGGACCGCATGACGGCGCATGATCGCCGCACCGAGCTTTACGGTCTGCTCGCGGCAGCCGTCGTGCGCCTCGTGCAGCGCGATCACCACGACAAGTTCACCGAAAGTAGAGATAGTTCGCTACACTTCCGGCCAGAACAGAGCGGTACTGCGGGTCCAACTCAGAGGAGACCCGCATGACACCACACGACCCCATTCTGGCCCGCCTGGCTGCACTCAAGGCGATGTCGGTAAAAGACCTTAAGGCCGAGTGGCAGACGCTATTTAATACCCCTGCCCCCAACAACAGCCGCGGCTTTCTTGAAGGCCGCTTGGCCTACCGCATTCAGGAGCTGACCTACGGCGGCCCTGACAAGCAGACACGGCGCATGCTCGATCTGCTCGCCGACGAAGTGGACGGCACCCTGACGCGCAAAGCGCAGATTGCAGATCCCCGCAATCCGGTGGTCGGCACGAAGCTGATCCGCGAATGGGACGGCACAGCCCATACCGTCACCGTCTTGACGGAAGGCTTCGAATGGGACGGCCGCCGCTACAAATCGCTGTCGGCTGTGGCCCGCGCCATCACGGGCACACGCTGGAATGGCTATCGCTTCTTTGGGCTGCGCGAGCGCAAGCGGGGTGAGGCATGAAGGACGGACCCACAAAACCCGCCCGCCGCCTGCGCTGTGCCATCTACACGCGCAAATCAAGCGAGGAAGGGCTCGAGCAGGAGTTCAACTCGCTGCATGCGCAGCGGGAAGCCTGCGAGGCCTATATTGCCAGCCAGAAGTCGGAAGGCTGGGCGCTGGTGCGTGACCAATATGATGATGGCGGCATCTCGGGCGGCACCCTCGAGCGCCCTGCCCTGCAACAACTTCTGGCCGATATCGAGGACGGCTTGATCGACGTCGTTGTCGTTTACAAGATCGACCGCCTGTCGCGCGCACTGATGGACTTTTCCAAGCTGGTCGAGGTCTTTGACCGAAACGGCGTTACCTTTGTCTCTGTCACGCAGTCGTTCAACACAACCACGTCCATGGGGCGGTTGACGCTGAACATCCTGCTGTCGTTTGCACAGTTCGAGCGTGAAGTGACAGCCGAACGCATCCGCGACAAGGTGAAAGCCTCACGGATGAAAGGCATGTGGATGGGTGGCAACGTACCCCTCGGTTATGACGTGCGCGATCGTAAACTGGTCATCAACACAAAGGAAGCCGCCAAGGTTGGTGCAATCTTCACTCGCTTTGTTGAGGTTGGCTCGGCAACTGTTTTGGCGCGAGAACTGCGCAGCGAAGGGACCCTCAACAAAAAGGGCAAGTTGATCGACAAGGGCTATCTATACCGACTGCTCAACAACCGCGTGTACCGCGGGGAGGCCGTGCACAAAGGCCAAGCCTATCCCGGCGAGCATGACGCTATCATCGACGCCCGGCTCTGGGAGCAGGTCCATGACATCATGGGCGAAAGTCCCCGCAAGCGGGCCAACAACAGCCGCTCGCAAACACCTGCTCTGCTGAAAGGGCTTTTCTTCACAGCGACCGGCGCGGCGATGACGCCGTCAAGCACGAAAAAGGGCACGCGCCGGTATCGGTATTACGTGTCGATGGATCTTCTGAAGAACCGCGAGACGCCCGACGATGGCATCCCCCGACGCCTGCCAGCGGATATAGCCGAGGGTGCTGTCATTACCGAGATCCGCCGCGTTCTGCGCACACCAGAAACCACGGCACAGGTCATTGCCAAATTGGACAGGGATGACATTCCGGAGGCAGATGCCATTGCAGCCTTGCAGCAGTTTCCGCAGCTTTGGGACCAGCTGTTTCCGGCAGAGCAAGCCCGTATCATTCAGCTACTAGTCCGGCGCATCACAGTAACCGCTGAAGGGCTCATTATCGACCTGCGCACCGATGGCATCGCAGGTGTCATGCGTGAAATGATGGCCCCGCGCACACTTGAGGCCGCGGAATAATGCCCGCGCCCGATACGATCCAGATCTTCGTGCCGCTCAAGGTTCGAAAAAAGAATGGGCGACCCAAGATCCTGCCGCCCGCCGATTACCTGCCCAGCGAGGATCAAACCCAAGACCCGCATATCCTGCGTGCCATCGGCCGGGCTTGGTCCTGGCGGCGGCGGATGGAGGCTGGTGAGTTTGGCACGGTCCGCGATCTCGCAATCGCCGTAAAGCTCGCAGAGCGCCATGTCAGCAGGCAGTTGCGGTTGGCATACTTGGCGCCGGATGTGCTGAAACGGCTAGTGTTCGGTCGAGAGGTCACGGCCATCACCGTCATGCAGCTGACTGAGAGCGCCGCGTTGCCGTGGGCGGAACAGGCGATGGTGGTGTTTGATGGGGCCGAACAGGGTGGTGTCTGAAGAGCACTCACGGCCCAAAGCGACCGGTCGAGCCGTTCAAAATGCCGCGGTGCAACTTTCCCTGAAGCGGTCATTCGAGCCCCGCGCAGCGTATTGCCGCTGGCAGCCTCGTCGCGGGGCACTCGGCGTGGTCTCTCAGCCCGACCACGCAGACTGTTCACACAGCAGCAATGAAGCACGTTTTCTAATGCGGGTCCCTGTGAAACGCTGCGCATTGTCGCGGCAACCGTAATCAGATCTTGGTCTCTTTGCGAGCGCCGCGCTTTTTCTTCGTGGCCGGGGCGGTTTTCGGAATCGGCTCCTTTACAGGTGCAGGCGCTTCCATATCTAGGCCAAACAAGGCGGCCATATCATCGGTCTTCAGAATATTATCTGGCGACGAAGAAGGTTTCGCAAGTGGCGTTTTAAGGTCGATATTAGCGATTAATTCCTGATGGTTGACCCCGCGTAGAACAAATAGCAGTTCGGGTTGTTGATCAAGACGCGCACCAATGCCGTATACAGTCGCGGCAACATGTTTGCACATGGACGCCCAATCAAGACAGGCACAGGAAAGCTTGATCTCCGAGGGCTTAGGAAACAGCCCCGTACCTGGCTGACACAATCGCTGCAAAACTGGTTTTGACAATTTGCCCTGCAGTAGATCGACCAAAGAGTCGATGCCATTGGCGCAGTCTTCGCGCAGAGCTCTCCAATGGGCTTTCGGCAGAGGCTCAATTGATATTTTAACCGTATAAAGCGAAGATCCAGCGACTTTCGCGGTTACCTGTCCAGAGGTGATCTGTAGGTCGACTACCGAGCCGTTACGCACATAGGTACGACCGCGTGGCAGGCGGCTGTTATAATCCCCAAAACTCTCCATGGTGCTGCACCATGCCTTGCCCCAGGCTGTGGTTGCGATCGTGCGACCAGAGATAACAATAGGTGAAACAGGGTGTCCCGCCTTGCGCAGTTTGGCCATTGCCCGTTCAGCTTTTTTTCTGCGTTCAGCCACTGGCACATATCGACCCCACTGCGACATGTATCTTACTCCTTTGAGACCGCTGCAAGATCAAGGGCGACGAGGCGCAGCAAAGCGTCATCGGTCATTTCGGTCAAGTTCATTTCGGCTGATCCACCCAGAACTTCCTCTGATAAGGATTTCTTGGCCTCGATCATAGCATCTATTTTTTCTTCAATGGTTCCGGCGCAGACAAATTTATGAACAAGTACGTTGCGCTTCTGTCCAATACGGAAAGCGCGGTCTGTGGCCTGATTTTCTACCGCCGGATTCCACCAACGATCAAAATGCACCACATGCGAAGCTGCGGTCAGGGTGAGACCAGACCCACCCGCCTTCAAAGACAAAATGAAAAACGGTACATTTTCGTCCTCTTGGAATGCCTTGACCAGTGACTTTCGTGTTTTGACCGGTGTGTTCCCATGGAGCACCAAGCCAGGTCGCCCGAATATTTCGGCTAGGTAGTCGTGAAGCGGTGCGGTTATTTCACGGAATTGAGTGAACACAAGCATCTTGTCCTGCCGAGCAGCGACAACCTCGGCAATTTCGCGAAGACGCAACCACTTGCCGCTATGAGCCTCGTCCCAACCCCCATCATTCAACCATTGCGAGGGGTGATTGCAGATCTGTTTAAGCCGCATGATAGTGGCCAGAACCAACCCCTTTCTTTCAATCCCCGACGCGGTACTTAGCGCCTCGGCCAACTCATCTACGGTCTGGGCGTAGAGCGCCGCCTGCTTGCGGCTGAGCATGCAATGGGCCTTGACTTCGGTCTTGTCGGGCAGATCAGAAATCACCGATGGGTCATTCTTCATTCGGCGCAGGATGTAGGGTTGCACCAATTCCCGCAATGGACCAAAGGCATTGTGCTCACGCGCTGCAAGGGTTTTGACGTAGCGGGAAAACTGCTTATCACTTCCTAGCAAACCAGGATTGATCACATCGAAGATCGACCATAAATCTCCCAAATGGTTTTCAACCGGCGTACCTGTGAGAGCAATGCGTGATTTAGCCTTGATAGACTTGACAGCCTTGGTTTGTTTGGACTTGGGGTTTTTGATAGCCTGCGCCTCATCAAGAACCAGAAACCTCCAGTCTGTGGTCGTCAACACCGGTTGACGAAGCAATGTGCCGTAGGAAGTGATCACCAGGTCAATCTCATTGAAGTCAGAAAGCGTTGTCATTTGATCCTTTGACATCGACGAGGGATGAACAATCTGGGCGCGTAGATCTGGGGCAAAACGGTCGATTTCTGCGGCCCAATTCGCCAGCAGAGATGCCGGAGCCACCAACAGGGAGGGGCCTTTGCCCTGGTGCGCCAGTAGCAGCGCCAGCACCTGTATGGTCTTCCCAAGGCCCATGTCATCGGCCAGACAAGCTCCCAGGCCCAACCCGGTCAGCAGGTGCAACCAGTGGACACCGGCCTTTTGATAGGGTCGCAGGCGCGCCTTCAGTTTCACGCCGGGATATCCTTCACCAGAAGGATCGCGCAAATTCTTTAATGTCTCGGCCAGCCATGGGCCTGCAGTGATCTGTGACCATTGGCGTGTGGCTTCGTCAACATCATCTCCCGCAATGGCGGCTCCAGACATCAGGCGCATCGCTTCTGAAAACGACAACCCATCACTTGCGGCCAGTTCTTCAGCAGTTTTGAATCGCTGCATTTCGCGCTCAAGGCGATCGCGATCAATCTCCACCCATTGCCCCCGCAGCAATACCAGCGAGTCAGTGCTAGACAGCAGAGTACTCATCTCCTCATCCGATAGAGTCTCACCGTTCAATGTGACCTCCATGCGGAAGTCCAGCAGCCCTTCGAGTCCAACAGCAGAGGGCGTTTCACTGCCGATAGAGGCAGTGACCTTAGGCCGTGTTGGGCGGGCGGCAGCCCAACTTGCGGGCATGCGTAAAACAATTCCAGCAGCACCGAGATCCGGTGCGCTATCCAGAAAGCGTGCAGCATTGGCGGGTTTCCATCTTAAAGGATGGTATATTTCCCCACCCTCCACCATTTCCTTCAGCCATGGGCATGACTGACTTGCTCGGCTGACAGGGAGTAGCAAATTCAAGAGCCGTGAATGGTCTTCGGCATAGTCATGCAGAGCCTGTCCTAGCGGCACATGCCGCGCTTGGCCACTGGCCGCGAGTTCGGTCGTATAGCTGGCCATGAACGCAAAGGGAAAGTCGGGGTCGCCGCGGTTTTCTGCCAAATTGAAATGCACCCTCCCGATTGTGTTCCATGCTGGGTTCAGGGCAGACAGAAAACCCGGTAAGTCCGGCCCCGCTTCTTTCGCTACGGCTGCCACTATCTCCTGCCAAAGACGAGACAGCACATCGGCAGTCACATATTCCGCCCCTTTCATCATCGGCACTGTCGGCACCAAGGCCGCAAGTTCGGCTTCTGGTGGAGAAACATTCGTGCTCGCCTGATGGCACAAGGCTGAAATGGCGCGGCGGGAAAAATTGCGCCACCACGCAAGGTCAGGTGACAAGACCCTGGTTGT